TGCTGAAATGTAAAGAGCATAAGTTTTGTTGTTCATATAAATATGTAAATCTTCTTTTCCTAAGATAGGAGATACGTTAGCTGCCATATCAGCAGTTAAAGTTTGTAAGTTAGCTATAATGTTTGCTGCTGTGTAAGCACCTGAAGCTGAAGATTGAACAACTGTAGCGTCAACACCTGGAAGTAAGTACCCTGTTGCTGCACCTAAGAACCCATTGAATTTACCTGCTACTGCAGTTCCTTCCCAAATGCTTTCTTCAGTTGCTTGTGCTATGATTTCTCCCATATAAGAAATTACATAGTCATCAAAAGACGCTGGAGGTGGTGCTCCTGCTCCTGCTCTCATTTGTAAAGCTTCCCAAGAATCTAGGAGCGTACTTTTACAAAGGTCAATGTTGATTTGTAGATTTTTTGGCTCAAGAACTTTTTCAGTAAGTGCTAAAGTTCCTGCATCAGTGAAGTCGCAAGTTGCGTCAACTACTAAATTAGAACCTGCCATACGTTGTATGTTGCTCTTGAACTTGATGTTTTCTATCATTGTAAGATAGTCTAATGATTTTGCTTCTTTTAATGCTGCTGAGATGTAGAATCCAGCCGCTTTCCCCGCAAAATTACTTGTCGTTGTGAATGCCATAATTTTATTTTATTTAATTAATATATTTATTTTCCTAAATTGTATAAGAATCTTTCTTGTTTAGAAAGTCTGTTGTATTCTCTTCTACTTAATGTTTTTCTGTCTGAGCTGAATTTATTAGTATTTAAAGGTGTGTCAGCAGGTTGTGCAGCTAACTCAGCTTTTAATTTTTCATTTTCAGCTTTTAATTCTTCAACAGAAAATTCAACCACCTCAGTAGTTTTAATTGACTTAGGTGTTGGCTCTTCTGTAGTTTCCTCAACTACTTCTTCAGTCATTTCTACTTCTTCAGAATCACCTTCTCCCATTCTTGCTTTAATATCAGCTATTGCGTCCATTAAGTTGTCAACTTTGTCTTTCATTTCTTCATAAGACTTTGCCCAATCAGCTTTTTCTGCTGCTGTTTCTGGAAATTTCAATTCTACTGATTCAGTCATTTCTTCTTTGTTTTCAAAATCTGCTTTTTCATAAGCTTCATCTGCTTTTTTCTTTTTTTCCATATCATCTTCTGTGTCTCTTTCTTCCGTTTCTGACTCTATAACTTCAGCTACAACCCCTTCATCTTCCACTCTAAATGAAACTCCTGTGTCCGTCTTATATGTTCCAACAGGTAAAGGTATTGTAGTTCCATCTTCCGTTAAAACAGAAATGTCAACCCCTGATTCTAGTTCTTCGGCAGTAGATACGAAAATTGTTCCATCTTCGCTTTTACCTTGCCATTCTAATTTTACAGTTTCTTCAGCTTTTTCTAAGCCTAAAGCAACTAAGATTTTTTCTTTAATGTCCATAGGTTCTTTTTTAATTTAATAGAATTATTTTAGTTTTGTTTGATTTTCTTGTATTATTTCATTTAAAGCTTGTAGTATTTCTTCTGTCGTTGGTTCACGATCTGACATTTCTTCCATTTTGTCTGTGAAATATCCTTCAATTGACAGCCCCTTAAGCTCCCCGTCTTTGATTTTATTCCACAGTTCATCATTATCAATACGCATTTTTACGAACCAAGTTCCATTTGGTAAGTCAAATCCATACATTTTAGACTTATCCATATCACCTTCTTTAATCCAAGATTCTACTGTCAAAACTCCGCTCACTCTATCTTGATGTTGGTAAGTTGCTTTATGATGATTGTTATGTTTTAAATACAACTCACTTGCTTTACGTACTGTTTCTGGACTGAAATAAACATAGTATTCTGAATCAGTGTTAGGATCATAACGAAAAATTTGTTTATTAGGTATAAGTGCAGGACTTACAACCATTCGTTTTTCTTCATCTACTTTTGCAAATGTTAAGTTGTTTTTTGATTTATTAAAGTAAACAAAATCTTGCTCAATAGCAGGACTGCTTACCAAACTTATAGCATCTATTGCTAAACTTTCATTTTCATTTGAAATTACTAATTCTCTTATAGATGTATAATTAGAGTTAGGGTTTGCTGATTCGCATTCTGCTAAAGTGTCGTATTGACATTTACCTCTAGAACCCCACTTATATTTCCCATTTTCACATTTAGTACACGGCATATTATATAATAGATTTAATTAATATTTATTTGATTTTTAGATTGTAGCTCTACGTCTTATATTAGCTAATTGGTTTTGACTGTTAGTCATTTCATCAGTAACAACAAAAGCTTTCATAGCTTCAGGTTCTTCACCACCTGTTAATGAAAATGCTCCTGACATCATTTGTGCAGCAGGTGTAAAACCAAATTGTGCTTCACTTGGTAATTTAAATCCACCGCCTGATGAAGCTGTACCACCACCACCACCGCCACCTTTTCCTGTAGGACTTGTACTTAATATTTTAGCTACAGATGCTGCACCCATAACACCTACTGCTACAGCGTTTGCAAAACGTAATGATTGTGGTAATAATTTATCTTCTACTGAAGTTGCAGCTAATGCAGCCATAATACCCTGTTGTGTATTATATACAGTCTGTGCTACAGCTACTGTTTTAGACAATTCACTGCTTTCTGCTGTTGCTGCTGCTAAAGCACCAAACCCTTGGCTTATAGCTTTTTCTTTAAAATCTTCTGTAGCCTTTGTAATTTTCTTTTCTTCATCTGCTAATTTTTGTGCTGCAGCAATTCTTATTTTTAATTCTTCATCTGTTTCACCTTTTATTCTTTCTATTTTAAAATCTGTGAACGCTTTTAAATCTAACATTTCTGAAGCTATTCTTTCTTTTTCATCATTTGCTATTTGAGTGTTTATTTTATTTATTAACATTACTTCTTCTGACTTTAACCTTCTTAATTCAGTAAAGTTTCTATTTTCAAGGTTTATAATGTCTGCTTTTAACTGTGCTGTTCTGTCAAGTTCTTCTTTCTGTAAATCACCTTTTACTTCATTTTCTTCTAAGTTAATTCTGAGCCTTTCTCGTGCAAGTCTTAAATCTGTTTTTAATTGATTTTCTGATAACTCATTTGCTCTTTGAACAAACGCTAACCTTTCTTCGTCTGTAAACTTTTGTTCGTCTCTTGCTTGTAGTCTAAGTTTAGATATTTCTTTTTGATTTCTAGCTCTATCTACTACATTTTTTCTTTCTGCTTTTGTTAATTTTAATTGTGCTTCGGCTAGTGCGTTTGTAGCTTTTATATCTTCTCTTGTTTGCTCTCCTATATTTTTTAACCCGTCAAAAGCGTCTCCTAAAGCATCTTTGAATCCTTTCCAATCACCAGATACTAATTTTGCAATAGCACCACCAAAATCTTGAACCACATCTAGAGCATTGTCAAAAGCAGCTTTTAAACCGTTTACTATTTTTGTAAAACCAAGACCTGCTTCTTCGCTACTTCTAAAATATGAAATTAACGAACCTATAGCGACCACAAATAAACCTATTCCTGTTGAAGCGATAGCTGCTTTAATAGTTGCAAATGAAGCTCTCGCAGTTGCTGCTATTGTTTTAAAACCTGCCTGAACACTTGTAAGACTAACCCCCATAAATTCTATTTCACCTGCTAAACTTTTTATGTCTTTTTGTGCTTTTTTTGTTTCTGTTTTTACTTCAACCGAAACAACTTCTTTTTCTGGTGTTGCCATATTATTTACGTTTTATAAATTCTAATATAATATCTATTTTTTTCTGTATTTCTTGCATTCTGTCAGCAGCTCTTTCGTGGTGTCTGCTAAATTGATTTTTTACTTCGTATAAGCTAAATACTAAGAACCTGTATAAAGCATATAAAGCCGCTAATAACAATACTAACGGTAAACCGTACCCTTCTATTAATTTTAATATTTCTTCCATTATAAACTTACTCCTGTTTTAATTTGTGTTATTCTTATTGTGTGTGCCCATTCTATAGTCATATCTGTAGCACCTTTTATAGTTTGTCTAAAGTTAGTTCCAGATACTGCATTTATAGGACTCCAACCTGTTGTTGTTCCGCTACTTGCAGGACTTGTTCGTGATCTTTGTATGCTTAAAGTACCTGATTTATTTATAGCTACTCCACGTTCAACCCAAGATTTGAAATCACCTACTGCTCCTGATCCTGAAGAACCACCTACTCTTACCGCTAATGATTCTGATTGAAAATAAATAGCTGTATTGTCAGGTATAACAAAATAACTGTCTTGTGTGTTATTTAAATAAGCGTCAACTGTACTATTATCAGTTGTTTGCCAACCGTACATTAACGTCATAGTTTGCCTTTCTCCTAAATTATCCTCAAAATTATTACCTCCTAAAACTATTGTATTTACAGTAGTTGCTTCACCTAAAGAACCAAAAACTGCTGCGTTTCCAATGCTATTTGCTATTTCGTTTTGATTCCCTACTATAATATTGTTTCTTGATATACCCCTTACAATATTTTTCTCACCCATTATATAGGTGTTGTTTGTTCCTGTTTCTGTTATATTCTGTGAACCTTTAACAGTGTTATTTTCATTATTAAGATTTTTATTCAGTATATCATTAAACTTAAAAGCTGAACAAGAATCAGTTTCTTGATTATAAGTGTAGCCATATGCTTCACATTGTAATTTATTTGGCAATAAACTATTAGTTCCGTCTGTAAATAAAACTTTTCCATTTGATAAAACGGAATCAGGTTTAACTTCATATCCAGGTAAATAATCTATTGTATATATTTTTGACATTATGGTATAAGTATAAATTCAACTGTTGCTAAGTCGTTTGGTTTGTAGTCTATTTTATTAACTCTATATTCTCTATTTTTTATAATTACTGTATCGTAAAACCTAAATGTTGCAATATCATTAGGTGTTAAATTAACTTTAATACTCATTATTCTTGTGTCAGGATTGTATAA